GACATCGAAAAGAGTCGGGAAAAAGATCCGGATCGGGGGAGTCCTGGTCACGCTTGCAAACGGTCGGAGATCGCTCGATCGGCAAGTGATCGAAGCTCTCCGGGCCCGGTTCCCGGAGGAGACTTTTCAGACGGTCGTGAAAAATCTCAGCAAGGTCGCCGAGGCTCCGACGGTCGGGGAGGATCTCTTCGAGTATGATCCCAGAGGAGAAGCGACTCTCGCCTATCAGGAGATCGCCCGGGAGATCATCCAGAGGGATCAGAGAGGGAGGAAGAAAAAATGACACTTCAGGAAGTGAAAAAGATCATCGAGTCGAGATCCTGTCCGATCTGTGACGATTCCTGTCCGGTTGGGAATCTATGCTCGATTTATGTCAAGAAGGGTCTGAAAAATATCAGTTTCGATGATCCGGAACTATTAAAATCAATCTATCAGGAGGAAAACCAATGACACCGAAAAAACTCGATATCAGCACAAGCTCACTTTTTGAGACGAAACCCCTCGAAGAGTCGAAACTCTATCAGGAGCAACTCGCCGAAAGAGAGAAGAATCCCCCGAAGAAGAGAAGGGGCCGTCCGGTCAATGAAAATCTGATTGCGGAAGGATCATCTCAGAGAGGACTGCCTCCTGATCTCACTCGGGCCTCTTATATCATGCCCGTCGAGCTCGTCGATTTTATCGCCGATTATGCCTATACGGAGCGGATCAAAATTCAGGATTCTATCGCCTACCTGATCCGGATCGGGAAGGCGAAGGTCGAAAAGGACTACAAGAAACAGGGGAAGGAGCTTCTCAGGAAGGAGAAAAAATGATTGTTGCAAATAATGAAAACTATATGTCGGTCGCTGAATCGTCCGAGCTTCTCGGAGTCAGTCCGATCACCGTCCGAAATTTTATCAGAAACAGAAAACTTGTCTCTCAGAAGGTCGGAAGACTTCACTATGTCAGCGAGTCGGAGCTCCGGAGATTCATCGAGGAGCGAGCTCAGAAGGCTCAGAAGAAGGACAAGAAGAAATGATCGACTATTTTATCACGGAAGAGGCTAAAGGTTCCGAAAACGGCCTTTTTTCGCGCTTTTCGGGCCTCCGTGATGCAATATCAGGAGAGAGATCCGGACGGATGCACTCCGACAACAGGAAAAACGATCACAGCATCCGGAAGGGAGGGTGAAATGATTCCAAAAGACACAAAATGGATCACAGAAGAGCTGAAGAAGGTCTCCGAGAAGTATCATCCCAGAATCGACGAGCTTTTCGAGAAGGGATTGTCCTTCTTGATTCCTGAAGATCGTGAAAAAATGAGAGATCTCGGGAGCTTAACGGCCTTTGTTTATGACAATCCTCCGGATGAATTTTTAATCGTCGCCAAAGAATGGCAAGATCTCACGAACCGCGAAGCCCGGGAGAAAATCGAAGTCCTCGACGCTTATTCCCGGATGGAGTGGGAGAAGCTGGAGAACGATCCCGAAAAAGTGATGAAGGATGTCGAGGAGACGATCCGGATCTATCTCGACAGACTCTTCTCGACAGCGATGAGACTCGGACGGGCCGGGAAGGATGTCCCGGGGATGATCCGCGAAGAAGACGGATCTCTGTCCTTCGATCTGGAGTATATCACGGAGTCGGCCCTCACGCTGGTCGATGAGCATCGGGCTTTTTTCGATCATCAGAGGGACGAGGAGATCGACGGCCTGATCCGGGAGATCATCGAGAACGACGAAAATCTGAAGCTCCGGATCTCGACAGAAGAAAACGAAACTCTATATCTCGCACAACATCCCTCCGACTTCTTGTCTCCAATAGATCGAGCATCATGGAAGGTATTCGACGGGACTCTGAATCATGGCGAACCGAGAAGTATCGAAATGATTCACCGGGCAAAAAATCATCCAGCTTATTATGCAAATGTCGGTCTCGATTTGACAAGTCTGAAAAATATCGATTTCAACGGAGAAAAGGGACTGACTCCATTCGATCGGGAAGTACACGACGCTATTATAACTCTTTTTGTCGCCGGGAACATCTTCATAACTGTCAATATGATATACCAGACGATGAACGGGAAAACCGGATCTCATGCTTCTCAAAATTGGAAGGACGATATATGGACATCTATCCGGAAACTCCGCCACATTGATATGTATATCGACGCATCTGACGAAGCAATAAAAGACAAGAGAATCACAGATCCGAAGCTCGGCTCTCCTGATCTGGGATGGCCTATTATCGACGCTCTTCCGTCAAATGAAGTGATAAACGGACAGAAGACTCAGGGGATCATCATCAGGAGCGTCCCGATTCTTCTGAGATATTCCAGTCAAAAGAATCAGATCGCGAGATTTGACATGAAACTTCTCGACACTCCGACAGCGAAAAAAACGAAGGACACTATCGTGATCGAGGGTTTTCTCCGGAGAAAAATCAATATGATCATATCTCTCTGGAAGTCTAGCCCGAAAGATCACAAGGAGAGTTATAAGATTATCAAATATACTGACATCTATGAGTTGATAGACACTTCTTCCCTCAAGACTCAGGCGACAATCAACAACAAAAAGCGCGACATCAGAGAACACGCGAAAAACACTCTCGACTTCTTCATCAAAAGCAAGGTCGACGGCTTCATCACAGGATATGAAGAAGTCTCCGAGGAAGGGAAAAAGCGTCCGTACGGTTTAATGATTAAATTCTCAGGAGACGGACTCAAAGGAAAGTGATAATTTGAGTGTTACCAGTTTTACGGGGTAAAATACCCCCGTATATCAGGTTATTTTACCCCGTATATCGGGTTAGAATACCCCGTATATCGGGTTAGAATACCCCGTATATCAGGTTAGAATTTTTCGATGATAAAATGCTCGTTTTCTCAGTAAATACAAGGGATTCAGCGATTTTTCGAGACTCCCTTATACTAGTATACCAATATACTAGTATCGCTCCGGTCGACGGGGTTGACTCTCCCCGTCGCCGTCGCTTATACTCCCGATGAAGGAGAAGAGTCAGGGATAGCAACACAAACAAACGAAAGAAGGAAATCAACATGAACAAGACGACACTCGAGAACAACGTCGGCGACGCTCTCAAGGCTGAGATCCGGTCGCGACTTCCGGAGTATGTCCAGATCGTCGCCCGTCCTGATCGGAAGAGTGGGGAGGGCTTCTTTACCTGTCCGATCTGTGACTCAGGAAATCACGGATCTCGCAATAGTGACGGAGCTTTTCATCTCACGGGGGAAAAGTGGTACTGTCACTCATGCAATCGAGGAGGAGACATCTTCTCATTGTACGGAGATATTCACAAGCTCGATACATCCAGCCCGGAGGACTTCAAGGAGATTCTAAACGGCCTGAAAAGAGAGCTCGGGATCGCTGATCAGGCGACGCCTGGTCGAAGCGTCCCAGCGAGTCAGGAGAAGAAAACGATCGTCAAAAAAGAAGATCCGACTCCGGATCAGAAGAAGCTCGACGAGATCGAGAGATATGCTTCTCAGATGTCCGGATCTCCCGGTGAGAAATATCTCCGAGAGCGAGGACTGTCAGATACAATTATCCGGAAGTATCGTCTCGGGTACAATCCGACGAGATATGTCCGGAAAGAGGGAAGGAGCTTCGAGACGGTCGTGATCCCTTATCCGGGGACTGACTACTTCACGGAGAGACTCATCGCTCCGGGCGACGCTGACAAATACCAGAACAATCCCGGAGGAGCTCCGGTCTATACGATCAAAGAAGGGAAGAACGATCTCTTTTTCATCACAGAGGGACAGATCGACGCGCTCTCTCTGAGACAGGCCGGGGCGAAGAATGTGATCGCGTCTCATTATCCCTCAAAGATCGAGTCCCTTCTCGATGAAGGGTTCAGAATCGACGGGGCGATCTATGTCGCGGATCTGGATGAAGACTCGAAAAGGAACGAAAAGGACGGTCTCACTCCCGGAGAGCGAAACGCGAAGAATATCAAAGAGATCCTCGAGAAGCACGGAGCGAAATGTCTTGTCGTTTATCCTCCGGAGGGCTTCAAAGACAGTAACGACATCCTGAAGGGAAAAGGGGCCGATTATCTGAAGGATCTGATTATCGACTGGTCAATGCAGCTCGATCAGATCCCGGACGTGAAGAATGACGAAGAGACTCAGGCCGGGAGCGAGGCAGCCGTCCCGGAAGTCCGGTCGATCAATCTGAGATCCTATCTCTCGGAGGGAGGCTTCGAGGCCGATCTCGACTATTTCCGGAAGTACAGGGATAGAAAAACGGGCTTCAAGGATATCGACGAGCATCTGACGCTTTATCCCGGACTCGGAGCTCTGACAGGAGCGACATCTCTCGGGAAGACTTCCTTTTGTGTTCAGCTTGCGGATCAGCTCGTCGAGCGAGGGGAAACGGTTCTATACTTCTCTCTCGAACAGGCTCCGATCGAGCTCGCCTCGAAGATCCTCGCTCGTCGCGTATACGCTCGAAATCCCCTCTCAAAGATCAACAATATCGACATAAGGAACGGAGCGTCGTCTGATGATCTGGAGGCCGTAAAAAAGGCCTTTTTGAGCGTCTCAGAGCGTTTTAATATCATAGCGAGTGACTTCAATCTGACAGCCGATCAAATTGTGAAGTATGTCGAGGACTTCATCAAGGAGAAAGAGATCCGTCCGGTCGTGATCATTGACTATCTCCAGATCATCGCGTCTCCTGAAGGTCGAGATCCTCGGGATCGGGTCGATGATGCTGTGAAGCGTTTCAAGAAGCTCTCACGGGATCAGGAGCTCTTCATCCTGATGATCTCCAACATGGCCCGGTCGACATACCGGGAAAAGATCGGGGAGGATTCCTTCAAGGAGTCCGGCCTGATCGAGTATACTTGCGACTATCTCTTCGGACTTCAGCTCGCGATCCTCGAGGACGACAGCTTCTTCTCGAAGAAGGGCTCGCGAGGAGGAGAAAAAGAGACTCTGAAATCCGAGAAACAGGACAAGATCGACGAGGCCTCCGAAGCGATCCCGAAGGATGTCGTCTTCAAGTCCGTGAAGAACCGGAACGGAAAGAAGGTCTTCCGAGCGTTCTTCAAGTATCATCCGGACTTTGACTTCTTCGAGGAGGACAAAGACAAGTCCATCTCGGAAGGCTGGAGGACAACGACAAAAGCTCCCTTCCTGACAGTATGATCTCATAGAAAAATCGGACTCTCGGTCTCCGGATCTGGGGTCTTTTTTTGTTGTTGTGTGTATACAATGTAAAGAAATGCTACATAAAAAGATAATTATACATTGTAAATCTATGAAGTGTAAAATACAGCATAAACACAAGATACAATGTAACAAAATTTATTTACTTTTACAATGTAATATGATAAAATGAGAACGAGGGGAAGATGTCCCAAACCGAGGAAAATCGGGGCTCCTCGGGGATAGATCGACATCTCCTCGGGGAGCGAAAGTCGTAAAACGGGGAAGGATGAAAAGGAGTCGTGAATGACAAATGAGGAGCTCGTCCAGAAGATTCAGGAGACGGGAGATCAAGATCTGATCCTGAAGCTCTGGGATCAGATGAAGCGATTCGTCCGGGCGATTGCTCGGAAGTATGTCCCTTTTCTTCGATGTAAGTCCGGAGACAGGGACAAGGAGGACGAGGATCTTCTTCAGGAGGGCTTCATCGCAATCACTCAGGCCGTCAAGGACTATGATCCGGAGGCCGGGATGAGTTTCTCGAGCTATGCTGCCTTTTTCCTTCATCGGGTCTTTTCTGATCACGTCGCGACGATGATCGGGACATCCCGGGGACAGACTTTTCAGCTCCGGATGATGAAGCGTTTCGTCTCGGAGTATCAGGAGCTCACAGGAAGGACTCCGAGCGATAATATGATCTGTGACTCCCTCGGGATCACGGAGGAGCGACTTCAAACTATCAGGAGGATCGGATCGTCGTCTTTATCTATCGATTCGTCAGGCGACGAAGAGGATGATCGGACTCTTCTCGATCGGATCGCTTCTCCGGAGAATATCGAGGATGAAGTGATCGATCAGATCGTCGGGGATCAGGTTCGTGTCCTTCTCGATCAGTACGTCCGGGATCTCCCTGATCTTCAGAGACAGATCATCCGTCTATCGTTCTATGAAGGATTTCCGGAGACAAGGGTCGCGGATTATCTTCACATCGGGAGATCAAAACTCCGGAATGAAAAGCTCAAGGCGATCCGGTCGATCGGACGCTCCCGACATCTGGAAGAGCTGGGAAGACTTCTCCCGGAGAGAGTCGGGTCGATGGCCTATCACGGAGCCGATCGGAACAGATGGAGATCCAGCACAGAAAAGACAGCGATCTATCTCGTCGAGGGTTTTCATGATATACAAAGTATATGAATATTACAAAGTAAGGGGGAAATACAATGTATCACAAAGAGCTCGATTTTCTCGGCGATCAAGCGAAGATCTTAAGTAAATATAACAGAAAGCTCGGATTCAGATCTGACCCCGATGATTATATTGACGAAGAAACGAAGAAAAATCGAGAGATCAAAAGGAAAAAACAATTCATCGCGCACGCTTGCGGTCTTCCTGACAGCATGATCGACGATCTGGAGGGGACGGACTATCCGGAGATCCGGGAGAGTGCGAAGAGGATTCTCGGTCGCTGGGGGCTTCTTCCCTCACAGAGAATCATCACAGACGAGGAGGCCGTCCGAGAAGCGATCTATCCTCCGACGATGGATCGACTCCTGTCTCGTCTCTCTGACGATACGAAGTCGAAAAACACAGAAGAGAGAGTCTTCAGTCAGGACGGGCTCGAGGAGCTCGCGGAAAGACTGAATCTCATATAAAACGGAAGAAGGAGAAAACATGGAAAAGACAATCGAAAAGATCCTCGAAGCGATCGACGAAGTGAATGAAAACAACGAGGAAAGATTATCCCGGATCAGACAGATCGAGAAGGAGAGGGACGGCATCGGGGAAAAGCTGGAAGCCCTGAAGGACAGTCTCTCGAAGGGACTCGACTCCGGAGCGAAGGACTCGGATCTCCTGAAGATCAATCAGGAGATAGAGATCGCGAGGATGAAGTATGATCGATCAACTGAGAAGCTGGAAGAAGCTCAGAAGGTCACGGTTCCGGATGAAGAGGGAAGAGCGTTCTATGAGAAGATCGAGGCCTTGCGTCAGGAGATGAAGGAGGATATTCTCGCGGAAGTCTGGGAAGGATTGCGACTCATCGAGACATCCTTCCGGAAGTATGCGGATCTCGACAGGAAGTGCGACAGCGCGATCCTCGGATATAATGACAAGATCGCTCCGATTCATATTGCGATTGGGAGGAACGCGAACGGTCTGGTCTGGAAAGAGATCGACAAACTGGTAAACAAGCCCGGACTCTATAAGGACTTTACAGACGTAAGAAATTCTTATCTCTACAAGATGTCGAAGGAAGAAGCGACGAAGCGAGGACTCGACACTTCAGAGATACTGGAAGAAAAACCCGTGAAGCTGTGGGTATAAAGTACCGGGGGGAGTGGACGGCTGCCTGTCGCTCCGTACATCAGCCGCCGTCACTGCACTCATTCCTCCGTTGATTTTTATCAAGATCGGGTTTTAAGGAGAAGAAAATCGCATGAATAGCAATAATCACGGAGGAGCTCGCCCGGGAGCTGGTCGAAAAGCGAAGGTCTACTCCCCGTTTAGAATCATCGAAGATCATGAAGAAGCGATGAAAAAGGCAAAGGAGAAGATCCCTCCGGACTGGATGAAGTCGGATCAGGCCGACGGAGCTCCGGATCTACACTCGGAGGAAATACAGAATCAGGTCGACGCTTTTCTGATCGAGAGAGGGCTCCGGCAATATGTCCCGGACAAGCTGATCGAGAGCTATGCCCTGACGCTCGCTCGGTATATTCAGGCCGAGGAGATGATCTCCCGGAGAGGACTCGTCGCGGATCTTCCGAGGGGAGGAGTCGGGGTCTCGCCTTATGTATCAATCTCGATGGAGTATAACAAGCGATCCCTCGCGATCTGGTCTCAGATCTACCAGACGATCAGGGACGCTTCATCGGCTGAAGGAGATCCGGTCGCGCTGGAGTCTCCGAAAAACAGTCTTCTCGATCTCCTCGAGCAAAATAGGAAACAGGACAAGATCTCGAGCACGTCCTGACTCAATATCAATCGAGCTCACGTCGGCTGAAGACATGGCACGCAATGTCTCGAAGGACGGAGGAGCGTTCCGGGCTTTATCCATTTCCCGGGGCGCTCTTTTTTCATGCTCTGAGGGTCTGGGATCTCCCAGCGAGTCAGGCCGAGGGGGTCGGGTTCCCGGAGGCGATGCTCGCTTCAGTGAAAACAGAGAACAAAGTCTAATATACATAAGACTTCACTTCTCAGATCGTCGATCAGGATCAGCGACTCACAGATCCCCGTCTCGCGTCCTGAAAAACGATCACAGAGTCCGGATCGGATGCTTCATCGGTCGGATCTGGTCTCTCGGAGCTCGAAAAATGGCTCTTGCGACGCTTTTCATGATCGTCGAAGAGAATGAACCGGACTCCGGAGCGATGGCCCGAAAACGGCCTTTTTCGATGTCAGGAGGGGAGGGACTCGTCAGACTCCGGATGCCCTCCGGGAAAAATCTGGTATAAGGGGGAGTCCTGGTCTCACTTCATCGACACTTCTCTGATTGATTCTATGTCGCTCAATGCGGTCGGAAATCGGCTCTCAGGCGATCATAATATCGCGGACGATAACTTTATTATCTCATCGGATAGATCTCCCGGAAGGGGGCTTTTTCTTCGTATTTCGGGAAGTAATAAGCGAGCACAGGAAGAGCATGATCGAGGCCTCCGAGAGTGATCCGGGAGCAATAAGCGGATTATATTATCCGCTTTGCTGAGATGGTATCACTTTAGCAAGCATCGCGAAAGTAACTACTTTCGCTTTTTTGGGCGATCCCAAACCCCAAAAGCACGGCCTGAAGTATGAAACGGTCCACATGACCTTTGACGACTTCGATGATGTGAAGTTGTGGATCTATCGGAACCAGATCGGAAGACGGAATCTGAAGTCGTTCAAAGATATCGAGACGACGATCAAGCTAAAGCCGGCGATTCAGGCAGAAGCAAAGCGGAGACAAGCGTCTCACACGACTCAGGGTTATCTGAAATCGGACAAACCTGTCCACACAGACAAGGAGCTCGGAAAGCTCGCCCACGTCGGAAAGAGTACGATCCGTGAGGTCGAATACGTTCTCAACAACGGATCGGAGGAAACGAAAGAGCTTGCAAGATCCGACAAGATCAGCATTCACGACGCCTACAAACGAACCGTCAAGGAAAACGAGCCGCCGAAACCGGATGTGCCGACGACTCCTCACGGAGATAGATCCCCCGTATTTTTATTTTCAGGAGACAGGCCCGGGAGACCGTGGGGGAGGCCTTTTGTCTACCAAAAAGCGAGAGAGACGATCCGGAAGATGGCGAGAGAGCACGGAAAAGGGCTTTCTGACGGCTCCGGGCATGATCGGGGAGGAAATACTCGAGCGGAGTCCCAGAATGCCGAAAACGGCCTATTTTGGCGCGATTTTTAACAATTTTTCCGATCTGGAGGGATCAGGAGAGGGGACGGCCCGAGGAAAAGAGCTGAAAATCGGCTCAGATCCTCGGTTTTTCGTGTTTTTAGAGGATATTCTTCTATTCGTTAATCCATGCTTTAACGAATAAATATATAACCGTGAATGTATACAATTTATTGATTGACAGATTGTCCTGTATATGATAGTATAGTCAGAGGCGATAGTATACTCTCCGGATAAAATCAGGAGGTTATACAATGAAAGAAGAAAATACAAAGTATACAGAAAAAGAACGCATCCAGAAATCAAAAGAGAAGATCGTCAAGAGACTGTCAGAGTATGAAGTCTTACTCGACTCCGGGAAGGTTCCGGATTTTTCGAGCTCGGATCTCTCAGCTCTCTATGAGATGTCTCGGGGGGAGTTTTTTGATCTGGTAATCGACTCTCTGAGATATGGCTTCATGGTCGGATATCGAAAGAGACAGAGAGAAGAAGCGAAGAAGAGAAGAGAAGCCCGGAGATAAACGGCTTCAAAAAAAGGGATAGCGACACAACACAAACCGAAACGGAAGAAGAAACAAGCTCCGGAGAGTATTATATCGCCACTTTTTAGTATACCAAAAGACGCATAAAAAGTCTACAATCGTTTTTCAGGGCGCGAAGCATACAGAAGGAGGGAAAAAGACTATGAAAAAGGATCACAGAGATCCGGAGATCGAGATCCAGCTCGAAAAACTGAAGAATGTCGTCGGAAAAGCGGATCTCACTCTCCGAGAAGAGCATACTCTCGAGTGGCTCTCAGAGTGGGAGGGATCGGTCGTCGAGGATATCGTCTCGATCATCCGGAAGGCCCGGAAGACGGAGGAGATCGTCCCGGACTGGGAGAAGAAGCTCGTCTATACCGTGAGAGTGTATTTCAAAGACGACACTCACGAGGACTTTTTCACGGAGGCTTATGACGAGATCCCGACTCTGAAGAAGAAGATCCGGTCGATGTATGATCTGGAAGAGATCGAGGAGATCGTCTCGGATGAAGAGCCCGAGATCCATGAATTTTGGAGGAGGCGATCATGAAGATATACGCTTTTATCAATCAAAAGGGAGGAGTCGGGAAGACGACGAGCGTCCTGAATATCGGAGCTGCCCTCTCCAGAGAGGGAAAAAGAGTCCTCCTGATCGATCTCGATCCTCAAGGATCTCTCTCGAAGAGTGCCGGCTTCAAGGATGTCGGATCTCTGGACTTCACAGTCGCTGAAGCTCTCGCCGAGGGAGAAGGACTTGTCTTCTCGTTCGAGAATAAGGAGGGCCGAGATTATTCGGTCGCCGTCTCGGATATCCGTCTCAGCTCTGTCGAGCTGGATCTGATCGGAGCTCCGGATCGGGACTTCCGTCTGAAGAAGCTGATCGACGGCCTCCGGGCCCGGTTCGACTATATCCTGATCGATTGCTCGCCGTCCCTGTCAGTCCTGACGATCAACGCGATGACGGCCTGTGATGAAGTGATCGTCCCGGTCTCTCCTCAGTTTCTCCCCCTCGAGGGGATCTCGGATCTCCTGAAGATCGCTGATCTGACATCGAAAAGAGTCGGGAAAAAGATCCGGATCGGGGGAGTCCTGGTCACGCTTGCAAACGGTCGGAGATCGCTCGATCGGCAAGTGATCGAAGCTCTCCGGGCCCGGTTCCCGGAGGAGACT